ATATCACCTCTTTTTATTGCTAATATCAAATTATTATTATCTCGTAATGCTTCTTTAAATTGTAATCCTGTTCTATCTATTTGATGACCTTCTATTATGTCCTGTCTTATCTTCTCCTCATTGTAATTATTAACATTGTCATTATATACCTGATTATTATCTATAATCATTATTCTATGTTTCATGATTTCCATTTTTTGACTATGCGATAGCTCAAGACCAGCTGTGTGGTGTTTTGAAATCGCTTTAAGTATTCTAGGAAATATTTTTGTGATACTTTTTCTTATATTTCCTGATGTGTCAACAGTGCAGTCATTACGAACAAAAATTGGTCTTTCAAATTTGATGTTATGTGTTTTTTCCACCCAATATATCTCTTGATTTGCCCAAGATTTCTCGCTTCCTGTGTAAATAAAGAAATATACATTACCATACATCGCTTTCATTTTTGCCATAAAATAACTTAATCCGGGTCTAATGAGTTTTTTTCCTGGATAAAATGCCGCCGGAATCGGATTTGTTCTTTTTATTTTATATCCATTTTTTTGTAAATGTTTGTAGAGAGAGAATTGTTGCGATTGAAAATCCACCTTGCCAGCAATAGTACCATCCCAATCAATTACAAAAATATATGGAAGTTCCATTCGTTTCTCTGTAATCTTAGAATTTAATAATATTTAATTAACATTTCAAATTTACGCACTACACATTAAACAAGCTTCGGGATTTTCACGACGACAAGCAAGAACAGCTTCTGCGTGTGCGTCTGCGGTTGTGTTCGCTGTCGCTGCGGAGTCTAGGGTATACGCATTCATCTTAACTTTTGGACGAGTTCGCAGGTAATAACAAGCTGTTTTTAGTCCTCTTTTGAATGAATAGAAGTGAGCATTAGATATACGAGATACATCAGGATCTTCTATGAATAAATTTAGCGATTGTGATTGGCAAATGAAAGGACCTCTGTCTGCACTTTGATCAATAAGAACTTTCATCTTTAGTTCCCATGATGTTTTATACAATGTTTTGATATCGTCTGGAATTTCGGCGATGTGTTGAATAGAACCACCACCTGCTAGAATATTATTTTTCATGGTATCATTCCATAGTCCCAGTTTGATTAAGTCAGCTACTAGGTATTTATTAATTATATTAAAATTACCTGCAAGAGTCTCACGAACATATACATTGCTAGTAATCGGTTCGATACTTTCATTGTTCCCGATCAACTGAGATGTACTTGCAGATGGCATACACGTTGTTAGCAAACTATTTCGCAGTCCATACAGTTTAATATTATTTTTTAAGGTAATCCAATCGAAGCGCGACGATGGTGTATGTCCCCAAAGGTCATATTGGAGTAGTCCTTTTTCTGCTGGACTTCCTTTGAATGATGCATAACTTCCTGGGTATTCTGTTAGTTCTTCTTCTTCAGGAAGCATAGCCAAGTATTCTTTGATAACTTTTCCTCGTTCTTCGGTCGTGGTTGGACTGTCGAGTTCCTCTCGCAGTTCTGTGCGGCGTTTTGAGATTAACATAGACGCTGTTACCGCCCCGTAGTAGATTGCCTCAAATATTTCAACATTTAATTTCGCCGCTTCTTGACTATCAAATGGATATCTCATCATAGCGTATACGTCAGCAAGTCCTGTAACACCAATTCCTAAAGGTCGATGAAGTTTGTTATTACGTTCTGTTTCTTTAACAGGATAAAATGTTCTATCAATAATTTTATTGATATTTCTTGTAACAATTTGCGCCGTTTTCTGCAGTTCTTCAAAGTTGAAAGACATTGTTCCATCTTCGTTAACTACTACAAATGCTGGTAAAGAGATACTTGCCAAATTACACGAAGCATAAGACCCGTGATCACTGTATTGAATAATTTCAGAGCACAAGTTACTTGATTTGATGACTCCTTGATTTGACTGATTTGATTTGTTGTTCGCGTGGTCTTTAAATAAGATGTAAGGTGTTCCTGTTTCAATTTGTGCTTTAATGATCGACATCCATAATTGCTGGGCTTTGATCTTCTTTTTGAACTTTCCGGACGCAACGTATTCATTGTATAAGTTTTCAAATGCGGCGTCTGTGGTATCACATAGTCCTGGACACTCATCAGGACACATTAAATACCAATCGCCATTTTCTTGAACTGTTTTCATGAAAAGATTAGGAATCCAAAGTGCTGTAAAAAGATCCCTGCATCTTTCTTCTTCATTTCCGTGATTCTTGCGAAGTTCAAGAAATTGTTCAATGTCTGCATGCCAAGGTTCTAGGTACATTGCAATGCTCCCATTTCGCCTTCCAGAATTATGAACAAGTCCCATCTCCGTTAGATAATTGTGATTGTCTTTCATATTGAAATCGTAAACGTAATCGTTGTGATTAGTCTCTTCAATAGAAGAGATCCTACACCATAATGCCCCGTTGTATTTGAAACAATCCGTATTCGATTTCATATCAAATTTAGAGAGGTATACAGTGTTTTTGTTTCCACTGCTGAGGATTCCAAGACGAAGAAGGAGGTATCTAACACTTTGAATGAGGTATTGTGAAGCATTCGAAATGATAAAGTTATTCTTGTTTTGTGTTCCAGTTGTGTCGATCAAAGTATAAATCAAAGCCAGTGTTTTATTGGCAGGAAGGTGTAAGAATCGCTCACTGATATGTTTATGGGTTGAGTGATTGTATATGTCTTCTGGAGAAATATTCAATAGATCCTTGTTGTATATCCAAGAAATATGAAGCTTTGCATCTGAAAATGTAGATTTATATTCGATATTCTTCTTTGTTAGATACGCACAAACAAATCCAATGTCACTAATTTGAGTGTTTGCGTTAAAGGAAATTGAAAAGGTTGTGTAATTAGTTGTAGTACACTTTCCACATCCAAGAATGATTCCATAAAATCGCAGGTACTCTGTATCAATGTCTGCGTAGTCTTTGATAAGTGTGGGAATTGTGTAGCTTACGTAATCTCCAACTTTAAGAGATCCAGCATTTACGTATCCAGGATTAATTAACTGTTTATCAAGTGATTCACTTAAATCGCATTGACTTTTGCGAATGACGAATATTTCGTGTTCTTTTGTGACATATGTGTCATTGATAGCAAACTTATTGCGAATCTTGAGAATTTTTTTGTTAACGTGATTTCTAGCAATTTCTAACACAGGTTTAAATGATCCATCCACTGTCACTAGCAAATCACCAATTTTAATATTCTGCATTTGTTTAGGTCCTTCTGAAGTATAAACGAAGGTGTCTCCACGGAAACATTGATTGACATATTTTGCAGTTTCATTAAAAACTTTTAACATCGGAATAATGCCGCTACTTTTGCCATTCGTTCCGCGAATATAACTATTGCGGGAGCGAATATTGTGGATATGTACACCGATACCACCAGCGGTCTTACTAATAAGTGCACAATCTGTTAGACACTTGTAAATACCACTGATACTGTCATGAACACCTAGTAGAAAACAGCTAGACAAATTACCATTGGGTGTTCCAGCGTTGAATAGCGTAGGTGTTGCGTGAATGAATCGCCGTTGAGAAAGACCGTTGTATGTTTCAATCGCTTCTTTGATATCGTGTCCATGAATACCTAGCGCCACGCGCATCCACATATGCTGTGGTCTTTCAACAATTTTACCATTTACTTTAGACAGATAGCTTCTTTCAAGAGTTTTGAAACCAAAGTAAGAAATATCGTAGTCGCGTTGGTAATCGATGATTGAGTTTAGTTTATCGCGATTATTTACTACAACGTTCCATAGATCTTCTGTAATAAGTGGATTACGTTTACCATTTGTGTCAGTTGCTTCCCACATCATACTAATTGTTTCACTGAATGACGGACTTGTGTTTTTGTGGTGATTTGAAATGATGATACGTGCAGCAAGAGTGCCATAGTCTGGATGAGTGGTTAACATAGATGCGCAAAGTTGTGCAGCGAGTTCATCGAGTTCGCTTGTACGGACACCGTCGTAAATTCTTGCACACACTTGTTGAGCAATTTCATCTGCACGCACACCTTTTAGACCATCACAAAGGGTTCGGATTCTTCGTAGTACTTTGTCAAAAGAAATATCTTCGTAACTAAGATCGCGTTTAAGAACACGCATTGATCAAATCTTACACCTTTACTTGTTTATTTCTTTATATAAAAATTATTCATTTTTTTAACTTAAAAATTTATGCTAGTTTTTGTTTCATTGACTGGACAAGCGTTTGTCCACGGTACTCCACACATTTTTGCATAAGCGCATCGATAAGAATTTGGGGCTAAATTACTTTTAGATATATTCGAATCAGTTGCTTCAAGTGAAGCTAAGTAATTGGGAAATACAACATCACAATATAACTTATTGGTATTATTGGTGTCTCCACTCATATTTCTAGAAACATTACTAGTAGCAACGCTGTTTACATATTGTTTAGAGATAATACCAGTTGGAGCCGCCGGTACTGTTACATAATATTGACCCACAGCACTAGTACCAGTGTCTTTTGTATATCCATAAACATTTGTTGCTGCATCACCTTTGAATTTAGTGTTTGGATCAAAAACGTTAGAGTCAGGAACGCATTTGTATTTCATAAGGTATGCTGCAGAAGATCCGACTGTCGCATTTAATTTGTTGAGATCTGCATCAGTTGATGGCACTAATTTCCAATAGTCTGGACATATATCGGGGTCAAAGAAACTATTTTTAAAGATAGTAGGTTTGAATGTTGTTACTTGAATAACCAATATAACAATAATAAATATCATTCCAGCCACAAATGAGATGACAAATGTCATCATGTTTTCGGTAATTAGGGATCTTGCGGGTTGATAAAATATTGTTAATAAGAGAAGAAGTAATGCGAAAGTACCATATATGACACAAACAGCAATTGTACCTTTGAACATTTTTTGACGTTTCGCAGTAAATCTAGTCATATCATCTTTGGTTGCACCTGGATATGTTTGTTGAAATGTAGTTAAATCACTCGAACTATTCATTACTATAAAAATATATTATATTATTATTTCACACCCTTACATCAAATAAGTGATTTTAACTCTAAAGATTTGGTACCCTTTCTTGACATATTTTGAGCATTGTCCAAAGGAATTGGTAGAGTGCTGGCGTCTTTTTTGTATACTTGATACTGCAACAAGTTACTTAATATTTCTGGTACAGCCCAGTCAAGAACTATTGCATTTAATTCGCGGGTTTGTGCGACGCAGTCAGTACCGTCATTACGTGCGTATTGATAATATACAGATCTCATTATAATCCGCAGTTCTTGATCAGATTGTCTTCCAATAACATATTTACCACTTGTTTCTGTATAAATACGGTAACGTATACCTTGTTGAAGAGCTTCGATATTTTGACTTGAAAAAAACAGGTCGCTTAGAGGAGATCTAGCTAGTTGTCCTAATGTGGCTTCTCTTTGAAACTCAGTATTATCTATCTTTTTCTTTTGTGAATTGAGTATATTAAATGTGGGCATTTCAGATAAAAGATCAATACGTCCATTAATAAATTGTCCTATTGTATTTTCAATGGTAGAAAAATCCTGTTGTATGTGACTCATTCTTAATTGTAAAGTATTTAATATTTTAAGTACATTTAGCTAAAATTAAATTATATTTCTACAATTTAGAGCTAATGGAGCACTGTGCTCAATACGTTTTAGATATTAGTTCAGGTTCATCTAAGAAAAAAGAAAGGTATCGTAAGGATATACAATTGCATTTGCAAATGTTGGTTTTTAATATAATTTCGCTGTTATCCGTAATTGCCTTAATTGACACAGACGCTGAAAAAGAAATTGTTATCAGCTTAAGACATCTTGCATATGTAACTTCGAAATTTAATTTGTCTTGCGAACAGTCTGGTGGAATGGGAATGGCAAGTGAATATTATGGGGTATCTTCAGGAAACTATTCCAGTTACGTAGG